TGAAGGCAGTCTTTACTCCATCCCATAATTTTGTAACTGCCGCAATGATCTGCGTGCCGTGCGCCGTCCAGAACGCCTGGATAGCCGCCAGCGCCGCGGCGATAAACGCCTTTAGCCAGTTGACCACCGACATGGTGATGTCTCTAATGCCGCCCCAGTTCCCCTGCCAGGCTGCCGCCAATAATCCTACCGCGACCACGATCAGCCCAATCGGGTTGGCAATCGAGGCAATCAGCGCCACGATGCCAGCCCCGGCCAGTACCGCCGCAATCGCAATAACCGCCGCCTTGATTTCCGGCGCGTACTTCTGGACAAACGGTATCAGGGTCAGGGTGATAAAATCGCCGACCGCCTTTGCAATATTCATGATCGTGTTTACTACGTCATCCGGGAAAATGGCATACAGCGCCCCGCGCACATCGCCGGATAACAGGCGATCCACGAAGACGCCAAGCACCTCGACGATGTTGCCGATTCCAATTACCAGGTTATCAATCGCCTTTTGTACCTCTGGCGATTTCAGCCATTCGCTGAATTTGTCTGCAATCTTGGTAATCAACGGAATGAACGGCCCGGCCAGGCGTGCGAGTAATCCGCCGAATGCGCCTTTCATCGCCGCGAGTTTATCGTTCAGATCCGCCGCGGCCTTCACGTCTTCTTCGGATAGGATAATCCCTAAATCCTGCGCTTCCTTCGCCATCTTTGCCATGCCATCAGCCCCGGCCAGGATAAGCGGGTTTAGTTCCTGCGCGCTCTTGCCAAATAACGCCATTGCCAGGGCGTCGCGCTCGGTTTCGTTGGTCATCTGGCCCAGGGCGGTCAATGCCTCGCCGAACACGGTCTCGCTGTCCCTGAGTTCGCCGTTGGCGTCGGTTACGCTGATACCCAGGGATGCAAAGGCCTTTGCCGCCGGTGACGTTGACACGGTAGCCGCGTTCATGTTCTTTATCAGCCGCGCCAGGCTGCCAGTCACGGTCTCTAATTCCGTCCCGGTCTGTTTGCCGATGTAGGTTAGTTCCTGTAATTTAGTGGTGGATAACCCGGTTTTCTCGGATAACTCTACCAATGCGTCGGCGGTCGCGGCCGTCTTGACGACCATTGCACCGATGGCGATTGCCGCGCCGGTTATCGCCGCCGCCAAGCCAATCGCCAGGTTTTTGGCTACGGATATAACCCGGTCGCCCAATTCCCGGAACCCCCGCCCTGCGTTGGCCAGGTGGTCTTTCAGCCCGGATAGCGCCGCCCCCAAACGGTTGGTGGTGCTGATGTTCTGCGTTTCTTCCTGGTCGAGTTTATCCACATCGCCGGCGGTCTGGACAGACTCCGTTCCCATCTTCGCCAGCGCCGCGTCGGTGGTCGTGAGCTCCAGCCCCATCTTATTCAGGGTTTCGGTTTCTTTGTTTAGCCGGATCTCCAAATCTTGCGCCGCCCTGGAGGTTGCGCCCTTCTCCGCCGCAATCCGTTCGTACTCGGTGGTTAGCGCTGATACCTTTTTGTTTTGTACGTCAATCTCGCCGGTCAAGGCTTTTATGCGCATTTCCAGACCTGAGGCGGTTGATCCCCAATCGCCCAGGGCTGCTGCCGATGCCTTAAACCCCGATTCGATAACCCGAATATCACGGTTCATTCCCGCAATGGCCGTTTTGAAGTCGGTGGTGTCCAGGCCTACTTTTCCGGTAAGATCGTTTTCAGCCATGCTTTACCTCAAGGGAAGTTGATCTGGTCGATAAATGTCTTCTTGCCTGGCGCCTTTGCCTTCGGCTTGCCATCCTTGCCTGTGGTCGCAGCGAAGCGGTAAATAAACGGTAGCAGGCTCTCAATGTCGGTTTCGTCAATGTCACGCAGGCTCCAGCCCCAGCGTTCTACCAGGCTTATCTCCAGGTCCAGTACCCATTCGCCCAATTCCGCCGGGTCTACTTCCCCGGCTGGGTAGGGTTTGCAGGCGCGCCCATCTGCGCCTTTGAGATGATCGTGGTAAACACCGTCATCATCTCGCCAACATCAGCCCCGTCGTTCAGTTCAGCCACCGAGAATTTATTGCCGAAGACCTCCACGACCAACCCGGCCAGCTCATCAACGTTATCCTCGGTCAGGTTGTCTTTGTCCAAATGCTTGGCCAGGACGATGGCTTTCTTGAGTAACTTCCACGGCACAAACATCCGCGAATAGGTTGCCTTAACTTCGTTGTCGTCACCGTAAAGGGTTATTTCCATCAATGCCATAATTTGTCTCCTTGCCGGGGCTGGGAGGGAGACGCTCCCAGCCCCTTAACCAGTAAGGCGCTCGCCAAACCGGCGAAGCGTTTAGGTAGCGACCGAGGTCGACGTGAAGGTAATCACGCCGGGCAGGTGCTGTCCGTAAATGTCTTCTACCGTGAAGATCACCGAGTAGTCAACTGCATCGCCCAGGCTTGCCGTCGGATTGATCGTGATGATTTTCTTCGTGGCATCCAGAGTGATGGTACTGGCGACGGTCGATCCTGCAACCGTGGCAATCAAGGCCGCCATGTAGACCGCATCGTCAACCAAGGCATTATTGAATGTCAGGGTGATGTTTGCGTCACGCCCGATGGTGATAGCGTCATCGACCGGCGTCGAGGTGCTGAGTGCCAACGCTGAAGGTGCGGAGTATGAAGGCTGCCGAACCGTGGTGAACCAGGCGGTCGCAACAAACGTCGCGATATCCGAATCGCCCTGCACGCTCTTGAATGGATCTGTCACCGCTCCAACCGTCCAGTTGAAAATCGTGTAGATGCCGGTGTAGACCAGCTCGACGGCTTTCGGCTCCGGTGTCTCGCCCTTGGTGGTAAATTCTTCGCCTGGGGTCTGGAAACGGCCCTTATAAAACCAGAAGTACCGATATGCCCCGTTGCTTTTGAGCGAACGGAACCCCAGGGCGCAATATGGCGGGGTGGCATTGTTATCGTACATCTCGCCTTTGGCCACATCATACGCTTTGCCCAGCAGCGTCGCCATAGTCGCCAGGTCGTAATTGGTGACGGATAGGGTAATCTTCGTTTCCCCTTCCGAGGTCATTACATCGAAGACGGTATCGTCTGCATACTGCGTCTCAATGTTGGTGGTCGGCTCCAAGCTCATTTCAGCGACCGGCGCTAAATAGGCCGGCGTGCCCACTGTATAGGCTGTCGCGCTATCTTCAGACACGACGGCAATATACAGGCTGTCGAGGCCAACCCGACTTTTGTACTCTCCTGCTAATACTGTCATTTTCTACTCATCTTCCAAATATAGGAATTCCATAGCCAGTCCGTAGTGTCTGGTTTTCTCGTTATACGGGAGTTCCCGGTACATCGACTTGGTAAATCCCGCTGTAACCATCGCTGCCGGGATTGCCGGCATGGTAGCCAGCCCCGCCCGGTCATAAAACGCCACCTGCATCCGGTAGGTGCGCAATCGCTCAACGTTATCCCCGTGCTGCTCGGGTGGTGAGCTTATCAACTGGTAAACGATGTACTGGTCGGGCAGCGCGTCAGCCGTCGCCTGGATCATAACATTGGCTGCCATGTCCACACTCAGCCCCGTCAGCGCGCTTACCGTCCGCTCCCAGATGGTCGTCATTTGTCAATCCCCACGTCAGCCTGGATAAATACGCGCTTCATTTCGGCCCTGGCCTTGCTCATATCGCCGTCCAGCGTCGGCCTGATGTAAGGCTTCGCCGGCGTGTTCGATGATCCAAACTCCTGCACGTTGCCGTAGCGCGCCGTGTCCGCGTCAGCCCGCACCAGCCCAACTTCCACGTAATGAAAATTACCATCCTGGTGCGGCCCATCAACCTTCAGATGCGATTGCAAATTATGCGTGTCCACCGGCACCCTGGTCGTCATCCCGTTCAACAACACCTCGCCCCCCGCTGCCAGCGCCTCATCGCTCACCGCGTCAATATCCCGCCCGGCCTTCGCCAGCCGCTCAAGGTATTCGCTAAATCCCTTGGTCTCAAGGCGTGTCTTGAATGGCACGGTTACCCTTCCTTCAGCCTGCGTACTCGGAGCTCAATATATTCTCCGCGCTCCTCGATGTCATCCATGCTCAAAATCTCGTAGCGGTTGGCGCCCTTGAGAAGCGCACAAGTTTCGTCAACCCCGGCCCGGTAGCGTATCGTCACCGTCGCCGCGCCTTCAGCCATGATGGTCGAATCCATCCACGCTTCAGCCCCGTGAACGTTGCGCCACTTGGCCCACACGGTAGCCAGGGTGGTCCAGGCTGGCTTTTGGAACCCGCCCGTCTGGGTGGTAACCGCCCGTGTCTGGATTGCAACTGACACATCCAAATCGCCTGGGTTAGTGGTCTTCTGGTTTATGTTCATGCTGTGCTGAACCCAATCTCTTTGTAGACCGTTTGCCCGTAGATGTCCGGCGCATAATCCACAATGATCGTGTATGACGTTGCCGCTGCCAGGTTGCTTGCCGGGTTGACCGTCATAATCTTGCCGGTAACGTCCAGGGTATTGACGGTGGTTATCGCCGCCCCCAGGCTGTTCTCGATGGTGACAAATCCAGTGGCAGCCGTTGCCATCTGGTGATTGAATATCAGCACCGGGCTGACGGTTACCGCCGCCGTCTGTCCGCTTGACGGTGTACTCGATACCAGCGCCAGGGTGTCGTATGGCACGCCCGACGATTCGAGTATCAGCGCCTTCGCCTCCAACTGTGACAATGCCGCGAGCAGGCCATGACCCAAAGCCGCCCCTGCCGCCATCCCGCCGGGGTCTTCGTGCCACCGGACCAATAGCATCCTGGCCGCCGACTTCGCTTCCGGGTAAATCGTGGTATCGGCTGTCCAGTCCCGCCCGGTCGCCATCTCTATGTATTTGTCCACCATTGGCA